CGCCCTGTTTCGGCCATAAACCTCATTTTCCCTTCTTCAATCTCTCCCATTACGGCCATCTCTTCAGCCTTTAGTTTTTCATGTTCAATCTCTAAATCAATTTGCATCTGCTGCGCTTTAAGTGCCAATTCTTGTTTTTTAATCTCAAGCGTTTGCTGTTTAAATTGCGCCTCAATCTGCATTTGTTGCTGTTGCATTTGGGCTTGTTGCATTGCTGCTTGCTCTTCAGGAGAAGGTGGCATATTTTGCGGCATATGCCCTGTTTTTCCTGCCTCAACAATGGCTGGTGGCACACGGGTTTTAAGTCTATTTTTAATCTCAATGGTATTGGCAAGTGGCAGATTTTCTGCGTACAAGTCGGCAATTAAATTGAATGCGGTAGGATCGGCTTGTAACACTTCACGCAAAGATTGCAATGCTTGTTCTTTTTGACCCTCGAAAGACGGTCCAGGTTTGAGACGAACCTGATAGGTGCCTTTCCTAATATCATTTTCGATATGCTCTCCATACTCATCTCCTTGTTTGTTGATGGTTATGTTTTTCATACCCTCATCTGGCATCATAAGAGTTAGTACGCGCTCGGTGTCATAGACGCGTGGTATCATCTCGTTAACAATCTCGCCACCTACGGCTATGGCACGATTTATGGAGTTAAAGAACACATAAGTAGTGTAAGAGCCTTGTCTTGTTCTTGCATCGATAGCTTTGCCAGATGCCTCGTCTCCATTATTCCCCATACGTGCAGGGTAAAGCCCTGTAGAGGTGTATAGGTCCTCGATCGCAAGTTGATATTGCTGGAATAAGGATTGAGACAGCTCAGGTGGTCTGATTTGCTCGGGTTTATTTCCATTGGGGCTTTCATCATAAGTTAACATTCCTTGTATTGCTGTTGGGTCACGCCAATTGCGTTGCGTATCTAAGCTTGCCACATTCTTTTTAGAGCCAATCCATTGGTCATACCGTGAAACCTTAAGCACGTAAGCTGATTGTGTTCTAAGATAGTTGATGTAACGCTGTGTATCTTTGCAATCACCAAAAAATGAGCGTGTTATCTGTTTACCACTCTTTTCATAGTATGAATTGTTATCAACAAAAACTAAGGGTAGTTGCTCGGATGGAAATTCGGTTTGATCAAGAATGTAATTACCAGCAATCCGGTAATGAATAATTTTGTGCTTCTTGCTAGGGCGCTTATCCTCAATGCGCACCATCTCACTACCATCCCATAAGGTCATGGTTTCAGGTGATTCACTATCAATATCCTCCTCTTGTGGCTGGAAGAGTCTATTCTTGTTATATCGGTCAACCTCCATGCCATTTTCTTGTGGCAGAATATCGTGGTCACCTGTAACACCAAATCCGTCCATGGAATCGTTTGGCATAGATTGCTCGTCCATATCTTGACCAGGCATCTGAATGCCTGTACCGGCATTGGGCATGCCGCCCATTAGTTGCTGTTGAAGCTCCATCATTTGGTTTTTGTGGTTAATTTCACGTGAGTCTTCTATTAAATCATCCATTTCTTCCTGGTTTAATACATTGCCATTGGAGAGTTTGTAGAGGGTGTCTTTCTCATACTTTCTAACAAAGTGGTCAATAATGGTGATTGATTCATCATCTGACCAGTTAAAGGGGTCATCGCCTTGGTCTGGTTGCACAGCAAGCGCTATCTCTTCTTTTGTTGCAGATACGCTCGATGTTTTTAGAATGTTTTCCTCGACATCTTTGCCATAAACATCACGAAACTTCTTGCGAGTCATCCTGGTGTAATAACCGCAATGTGTACCATCTGTTTTATTGATTGTGTCGGCCCCTACGTCCCAATAGCCTCTGGTTGCATCTTTTAAATATCCATAGAGAATATCTAAATCAAAGGATTTTGCATGAGCATAATCTGTCATAAGGAAAAAGCAGCCAAAGCCACCTATCGCAGCCTGTCCTGCGGCTACCTGATAGGCTGTTGTTGCATTTGCTGAAAAGACGATATCTTTTGTGATAATTTCACGAAGGTGGGCAACCTCTTCGTCACATCCTGTCATAGGAACGACTTGTAATTGAGGGGTGTTTTGCTGCTGCTCTCCTAAAAGCGAGTTGGACATGGTGCCTAATTTATTGGATGTCAGCGGCACCTTGCGGTAGGTCTTAATCATGTCATCTTCTTCGTCATCAGACCATTGTTGGCCCAATACGAAGGTATGCATGATATGATATAAATCTATGTTTTGATGAAAATATGCTCGCCATTTTTCACATGCAACTCTAGCAGAACGTGCGACCTTCTCATTCATTCTAGCCATTGATAAGTCCTTGTAATCTAGTTTAAGTATCCTTACTTACAAACTTTCATTACAACTTACATCAATATTGCCTAATTAATAGCTCTCACATACAAATCTAAAGTGAGTTTAAACGCTTCGTCATCTATCCAGCTCCCTGATACATTTCCACCGTGCGTTGTTATTCTTTTGTCATCTAATAAGTATTCTATAATCCACATTATCTCCTGAGGATGAGATTCAAAAAGCATAATGCGTAATTTCTCATACTCATCATATTTGATGATATTTTCATGCAATTCCTGTTTTAAATCTAAAAACTTTTTAATAAATACCATTGTAGATTCAGGGTCTCCACATCCACAAAATCCAAGTACCTTTGATAATATATTTTTTAAATTGTCTTTATAATAGGATAGCACCTCCCAACTAATCTCTTCACACTCTTCATTAATACATCCTTTTTCTTTTGTAAAAGTATAGAAAGTATTTCGCTTGCATTTGCCGCACTCAGAAACAATCATATTAGCATTCTCGCTGTATGATCAGGCAATCGATTCACCTGATATCCTCCATCAACAACATATTCTCCACCATAAAAAGTTAACATAAATGCGTCCGACGTATCCGGTGATAACATCCCTCTTTTCTTAGCGTCTTCCTTGCCTTCAATCTGCAATCTGTCGCTTGAGTCATACTTATAACCAAGGCCGCACAAGTCGGTTTGCAATTCATCAGAATCAGGTATTTCAACAGGCATCTCTTGTAAAAACCACTCGCGTCCTCTATCCCAAAGCTCAGCTCTTACATTTTTATATTTGTCAGCCTCTTCGGCTCTGTTTGCGACATTTACACCTATTACAATATCAGCATAACCTAACTCATGTAATCGGTCGACTACTCCTGCCCCTATTCCAATACAATCTATACAAACACGTTTAGGTTCTTCTTTTTCGATAATGCGCTTAATCTTGCCGGCAAGCTCCATCGTATCTAGGTTATAATGCGTCTCAAGGTTATATGCTCTGCGTCCTGTGCGGCGAATTATTGCCGTTCTATCATCTCCTTTACGAGCAGGATCTACACCAATAACAAGATTTGATTTACTCTCAACCTTATTGGTGCGCGCTTTTTTAACAGCGTCCACATGAATAAAGGTATCAACTATAGAGGATAGGAATGCCTCATCATCAGTAAAGGGATACTCCTGGCGAAACTTACGACACTTTTGATTATAGTCCCCTTTAAAATCTTGAAGCTTTATGCGCCGCCAATTTAAATGCCCTTTATTTAAGCCGTTGGGACCAAACTCATCAAGCCATTCTTGCTCTTCCTGGTTAGGTATAAACTTAGCATCTTCAATACAATACTCATCCTGCCAATACCAGGGCACAAAGATAGCTTGATAACGAGAAGAGCCGTTCTTAGCAGCTTGCCAATCGGCGTAAAAGTCATTATTTTGGCCATTAGCGGTGGACTCTTTGATAACCTCCGTATCTGCAATCTCCGCAACCGTCTGTAACAGGCCTAAGCTAATCGAGGCTGCGTCTTTATAAAATGCATACTCTGATAGGTGTAAGTATTGGTTCGTCATAGAGCGGCCGATTTCAGCGCTTCCTGCGGTACCTACGCGATAGCCTGAGCCAATCCCGTCATACATGAGTGTGTTGTCGTTCTTTTTATCAGGTTGGGGGAAAAGGTCCGAGTCTAGGTTTTCGCTATAGCGCTTGGTCAT